AATCCACAGTTAGTCCCAACCTGTTCAAAGGCAAATGTAAATGGAGTTCCAACAAATCTCATTGTAAACATTGCGGTATCACTCCAAATGTATATTGCATTTCTACCAAGTGTAGCACCCATGATCCTTGATCCAGCAGCCAGTCTTTGTGTACCAGCACTGTTGATTGCTGTTGGTGTATAATCTTCTATATTTTCTTGTGATGAAAATCTTATAAACATATCATCTTGTGTAGTTTTATCACCAATAGTTTTTTCTGTTCCAAAAAATACTAAGTGACGATCGGGAGTCGATACTAACATATCACGAGACGCTGTTGGTGCATTAGGAATAATGACTGCTCTATTGTCTGTAGCATTATTTGCATCCGCATCCCATTTAAAACATTCACCATTATGGATTAATGCAATTAAGGTACTTCCTAAATTGTCCAAGGACCATAGACCTGGATCATTTACTGAGTCAGTGTTGGCTGCTGGTGATCCCCAACCTGTAAATGATGATGCATTAGTAACAGTAACACCAGTGTTATGAGCAGCTCTTGTAGTTCCTCTTACTGCTCTTGTTATACCAGTTAGTTTACTAGCTGTAATTCCTGTGTAAGATATTTCCTCTGAACCTATTTGAATAAAGTTTGTACCTGTGCTTGGAAAACCTGTTGTACTACCTAAAGTAATTTCTGTAGCTGAACCATTATTACCATTTGTGTTATCTCCTAAAGCACCGTTTAAAGTAGTGGTTAGTGCTCCTAAAACATTACCACCCCATAAAGATATACCCCAACCAAACGCTCCTAATTGTTCCGCAGGTCCTACGTGATAATATTGATAGTATTTTATTCCACCAGATGTTGTTGCACCAGTTCCAGTTTCATTACTAGGCATTGTAATAGTAATTGTAGTAGTTGTTGGTACACTAGTTACCATAAATTTTTTATTATTAAAATTTGCTGCACTAAAGTTAGAATTTGTAATAGCAGAAAAATCACTAAACAAAACAATGTCTGTAGCTACAAAACTATGGGGTGTTGGAAAAGTAATAGTTACTGTCGGTGATCCGTTAGTCGTGCTAAATGCACTTGTAAGTGCTGTACCTGTTGGGTTAACTAAAGGATGAATGTCATAATACACACCACCTGAATAAATATATAAAATTTTATTAGTGCCAATAGCTGCGTATTTAATTGAACCTGTACTAACTAAATGATGTAAACCTCTAGCTGCACCTGTTAACTTTGACTCACCTAATTGATTCCATCCACCTATCTTTTCCGGTGTACCATATCTAAAACGTACGTTTTCTCCTTCAACCCATTGGCTTTCGGCCCCGGTATCTGTAACTTGTTTATTGAATCCTGGTAAAAATCCTAATTTTTGTAGCATATAAAAACCTGTTTATTATGGTTTATATCAAATCTAAGCCTAGATCAAGATCTTGTTATCTAGCCGTACCGGGTATTGAACCATTACCAGTTGATGTTACAAAAGGATTTTCAGCGAAAGCCATGTAGATGTATGGTGAACCATTTGCATTTATAAAATTTCTACTATCTCTTATTTTAAATCCATTACTTACAAAATCTAAAGAAGTTAATGTATCTGCTGCATTACTTAAATTAGGATAAAGTAATGTATTTATAACATTAAATGGATTTCTTTTATTATCCCAAATGTGCCAATCCATTGTACCATCAGTTTTTTTATTCATAACAAAAGCTGGCTTAAATCCTGTGTAAACAAATGTACCATCGGCACTCCCATTTCCCGTGTATTCTGACATTTTAGAAAAACCGGGTCGTTCAGAGAAGCAGTAAGCTACATAATTAATTCCACTACCATTTGTTTCATCATAACTACCATCTTTTTTAACAGTAAAAACTGTAGATGTGGGTTCTGTATCTGCCCAATAATCGTAACTTGTTGTTGCAGCACTAGTTTCATCAAGGTAAACACTTTTAGTAGCACCTAAAGATGAATGATAAACTGTATTATTTTTAACTGCGCTCAAAGCTTTACACCAAATCCAATTAGGTTTTGTTCCCAACCCATGACCAACTGTTGCAGTTCCATTTGTACCACTATAAGTTACAATACTACATCCACTTTCAGTATTAACTGAAACTGTAGAATTTATAGAACCTGCTGTATTAGATGAACCAGAACCATTTGCTTTCCAATCCCATGATACATAACCATCTGAACTTTTATTCCAATTATTAATATTTGTTGAACCTGCTGTTATTGTAAAACCATCTGAAGTAAATGCAGTTAAATTACCATCACTATTATTTGAAAATTCAGCTAGAGTTCTGTTTGGAGCAAACTCTTTATTTGCACCTCTAACTTGGTCTAGTAATCTATGATCACCTCCGTCTATACATTTGTTCCACACCAAATCAGGAGAAAATCCAACTCCACTTATTGTTCTTGGAGAAGAAGCATTTCCAGTATAAAGAGTTGCATTAAAATAATCTGTTGATTTATCTACAATTGCCATTAGCTTAATGCCTCCGATAAATTTTTAGTACAAAGAGAAAGGTAGCCCGATGGGACTGCATATTCAAAGTTTCCATAGCCATTACCATCTGCGTTGCCTGATGAAATTGCGTAAGCTGGTGAAATAAAATTTGCCGAAATTTCTTTATTACCACCTGAAGCATAATCTTCTGAATAAAATGTATATAATGTGTTAGCTGTTATAGAAATTGAACCTTGAGAAGAACCATTTTTATAAAATGTAACTGTGTTGTTTGTAACATCTAATGCTACTCCAATTATATCTCCATTAGTATAACTTGCACCATAAGAAGAATTACTTCCGCCAACTCTTTTTTGACCATCAGCCAGGTAAGACACTGAAGTTGATTGATCACCAGGATTACCAGTACCCGTATAATCCATGTTAAGAACTCCAATTCTCGTATTACCAGTTGCTGTAATATCTTCAGCTTTCATTTCACAAAACCACTTTCCTGTATCAACACCAATTGATGCAAAAGCATATTCATTATAACCATTATCATCAAAAATTGCTCTTAAATTTCCATTATCAAATGATACTTTTTGTAGAGTACCACTACGGTTCCAAAATTTTAAAGGATTCCAAGTACAGGCGTTATTTGTGCAAGTATCTAAACTTTGATCTACTGCTGTAACGTTTGTTTCCGATAAAGTTGTTCCACCATTTGCATCAGTTCCTAATTCTGATGAATTTTCATAATTTAAATAAAAACCATTTGTGCCAAAAGTTAAACCAGATACGTCTATTGCTTTCCACGCTCCACTATCTTCATCAAATTCTCCGAATGATGTTGGTGTTAATTGTTGTCCATCAATCAATACTGTTTCTGACATATATCCGTCAAAGTATAAACTTGTTCCAGCACCTACTCTATTTGGTGCACCAGATTGATTTACACTCATGTCTAAATTCTGTGATGGATATGTTTCTGTTGAAAATGAAGTTTCTTGAACTCCATTAACATATAGCTTTGTTCTATTAGAAGAAGTTCCTTGTGTAGTGTCTACTGCTACAACTATATGATACCAAGCAGAAACATCACGAAACAATCTATTTGTAATTAATTGCATTTGTTGGCTGCCTGTATAAAAATAAGTCATTAGTTTATCATCTGAAGAATCACTACTAAAAGTTAATCTAAATGAATTGGTAGCTTGTTCATCTGAAGAAAAAAATGTATTGTAGCCACTAGAACCTCCACCTAAAGCAGATCTCTTTACCCAAGTGCTAAATGTAAATGTTCTTCTGTTTCCTCCAGAAGCTGATTTTTGTAAATAAGAACTAGAGCCATCATCAAATCTAATAGAGTTAGCTACTTCAAAACCGCCGCCTACTGCTGAGTTTGCTGGTATAATTATAGACATGGATTACGACTCCAATACTGGTAATTCGCCTAATGGTCTTGATTGAACACCATCTGTTGTAGTGTATGTATGTAAAGTCTCAAGTGCTGCAGTGTCTGCTGCGTTTATAATCGCAGTTTCCATACTAGCTTGTTTAGTTCTAACTGCATCTCTGTGAGTAGATATAGCACTAGGTATAGCAGTAGATTTTTCTGTGTTTCTAGTTATGTACCAATCAGTTCTAGCTAATTCGTT